GCGCGACGTCGACGCATGCGGCGAGCCGGTCCTTCTGCGCGCGGAGGGAGCCCTGCGGGTCGGCACACGCCTTCCACGCGCCCAGGTCGACGGCGGAGTCGAGGTGGGCGACCCGCTGGCAGAGCACTTCGGTGCGGAACACCTCGGGCGGGTCGCTGCCGAGCGCGCTGCGGATCGCCTGCTCCGAGATGACGTGGCCGAGGCCGGGGTTGGCCTGCCGCCACGCCCGCGGGTCGTCGAGCTCGCAGCCGTCCGGCGCGGACCACTCGAAGATGCCGATCGACGGGTCGCGGCCGGCGAGGGCGGCGTCGCGAAGCTGGTTGAGCACCACGCTCTCGTCGTCGCCGGCGTTCGACATGGCCCAGAGCTGCGCGTTCTCCCTGGCCATGATCGTCTTACTGACGGCCGACCAGGCTTTCCAGTCGTGCTGCTCGCGGAGCTCGTCGATGTTCGCCTCGTCGATGGAGTAGCCGCGGCCGGCCTTGCGGTTCATGGCCCTGATCATGTAGCGGGCGCCGTTGGCCAGCCAGAACTTCTGGTCGGAGTTCTCGCGCCGCACGCCGCCCCACTCGGCCTCCAGGTCCGCATTGGCGTGGATGGTGTCCTGGCAGATGTCCCACTGCTCCCGCGCGAGCGCGATGTCCTGCGCGAGGCCGAGGATAGTGCGGGCACCGTCCATGTAGAGGCGCCAGAGGCTCACGGTCCGCTTGATCGAGGACTTGGTGTTCTGCCGGCCGGCGAGGACCAGGACGATGCGGAACCGGTAGGTCCCGTCGGGGTTCAGCTCCATCGCGTGCTTCACGAGCCACTGTCCCCACGGGAGGAGCGGCTCCCCGACCAGTTCCGCGAAGGAGACGATCTCGTAGCCGCGGCTGGTGCGCCGGCTGAGCGGCCGCAGCGGCGGGGTGTGCAGCCGTGGCGTGGTCTTACCGACGAGCCTCGCGAAGCGCCTGGAGCTGGCCCTTGCCGGCACGGTCGCCTCCCCCCGCCCCCGTCTTCGACCTGGCTGCTGGGGTCGCGCCGAGCTGCTCGAGCGCGGCGAGAAGCTTCGGGCCGAGGGATGCGAGAACGGTCGTCCGTTCGATCCGGACCGCGAGCGACAACAGCCGATCATGGATCTTCGGGTCGAGCGCCAGGATCTCGCGGAGGACCGGCTCGAGGGATGCGGCAACCAGACGCGCATCGTCGATGTCGCGGGCGTACCGCTGTGCCAGGCGGACGGCCGCCGCGTCGACCTGGTCTGATTGGAGCGCCGCGAGCATCTCCTCGACGGCTGGGGCGAGCAGCTCGTCTGTGTCCCGGAGCATCCCGACCACCTGGTATCGGCGTTCCCGTTCACACAAGCATCTGTCAGAGGGTATCGTGATGCCACCTTCGAGGGTAAGCATGGAGGGAGCCCATGTGCTGAGGACCGCGCGGCCGGGCGCGCAGCTCCGGCAGGGCCGGACCGACTGGTACCGGATCGAGGCCAAGGACGACTCCGATACCGCCGAGGTGTACCTGTACGACGAGATCGGTGGCTGGTGGGGGACCACCGCCCAGCAGTTCGTCGACGACCTCCGGCAGGTCACCAGCTCCCAGATCGACCTGCACATCGATTCGCCAGGCGGGGACGTGTTCGACGGCATCGCGATCTACAACGCGCTGCTGGACCATCAGGCCCACGTCGAGGTGTACGTCGACGGGCTGGCCGCCTCCGCCGCGTCGTTCATCGCGCAGGCCGGTGACCGGGTCGTCATGAACCGCGCCAGCCAGATGATGATCCACAAGGCGTTCGGACTGTGCATCGGCAACGACGACGACATGGAGCAGATGCGGGACGTGCTCCGCCGGATCTCGTCGAACATCGCGGCGATCTACGCGGCCCGCTCCGGCGTCGGCGACGCCGATTCCTGGCTCGAGGCCATGACCGCCGAAACCTGGTACTCGGCCGAGGAGGCAGTGCAGGCCGGGCTGGCGGACCAGGCCCAAGCAACGCCCAAACGCGGCGACCAGCAGCCGGCGCAGGACCGCTGGGACCTGTCGGTGTTCAAGCACCCGGGCCGGGAGCGGGCGCCCCGGCCCAGCACCCCCCCGGCCGCCCGCCGCCGCCCGCCGGGGCCTGGCAGCGCGATCCCGACCGCCGCGGTCCTCGACACGGCCTGCCCGACCCATCACACCGACACCGTCGACCCCGGTGGGTGGGATGCCGGCGCGAACGAAAAGCGGCTGTCGTCCCCCATGCCGGTCGCGACCGCCAGGAAGGCGTACGGCTACTACGACTCGGCTCGGGTGGAGGACGGGGAGATCGTCAAGGACGGCTGCAAGCTTTTGCACCACGAGGTCTCGGCCGACGGCACGCCCGGCGCGGCGCATTTGGGCGGGGTCCGCAACGCGCTGTCCCGCCTGCCGCAGTCCGACGTTCCCGAGGGGGAGCACCCCGCGGTCGAGCGGCACCTGAACGCCCACCTCGACGACGCGCCGCAGGAGGACGGCGCCGCCGACGTGCTCGCCGGGCTGCCCGACGAGCTGTTCGCGGGCCTCGGCGACGCGCTGGACGAGCTGTTCGACCCGGTCGGCGGCTACGACCCTCGGACGCTCGCGAGCACGATCGCCGACGTGTACGCCGACGCCGCCGCCCCACCGGCGACCCCGCCACGGCCGGAGCCGCCGCGCACGGCCATCACCATCGACGAGATGATCACCGCCATCCAGGAAGGGGTGCGGCCATGACCGCCGGCGTTGCCGATCCTGAGATCACCATCCCGAGCACGCCGGCCGAGCTCGAGGAGTTCATGCGCGACGCGAAGAAGATGCGGGCGCTCTTCTCCCAGAAGGATGGGTTCGCGACGTTCGTTCGCAACTATGCGAAAGCCGTGCACGACAAGGACCAGGAGATCGCCACCCAGGTCCGCGAGGAGACCCAGCGGGTCCTCGCCGACTGGCTGCGCGAGCACCGCGAGGACGGTGCCGTCCCCGTCGGCCTCGGCTTCGACAACCCGCAGACGGTCGTCGACCGGGCGTCGGCCCGCGGCGGGCTGTACAACCCGCGGGCGATGGGCGCGGCGCTGGACAAGGAGTTCAAGAACAGCTCCGACTACTTCTCGCTGATCTGGCACAACCGCAGCCGCGACGCGAGCGCGCAGGCGCAGCTCGGCCGGGTCCGCAACGCGTTCTCCTCGACCGTGCCCAGCGAGGGCGGGTTCCTCGTCCCGGAGTCGCTCCGCAGCGAGCTGCTGCGGGTGTCGCTGGAGACCGCGATCGTGCGGCCCCGCGCGCGGGTCATCCCGATGGAGACCTTGCGGGTGCCGTTCCCCGCGATCGACTCGACCAGCAACGTCTCCTCGGTCTACGGCGGGATCGTCGGCTACTGGACCGAGGAGGGCGCGGCGCTCACCGCCAGCCAGGCCGCGTTCGGCCGGATCGTGCTGGACGCCAAGAAGCTGACCGCCTACACCGAGGTCCCCAACGAGCTGATCTCCGACTCGATCACCTCGTTCCAGGCGTTCATCGACCAGATCTTCCCCGAAGCGCTCGGCTTCTACGAGGACTACGCGTTCATCACCGGGAGCGGGGTGGGCGAGCCGCTCGGCTACCTCAACGGCTCGGGGATGGTGCAGGTCACCCGCGCCGTCGCCGGCCAGTTCGCGTTCGCCGACATCGCGAAGATGTACGCGCGGATGCTGCCGAGCTCGCTGGGGCGCGCGGTGTGGATCGCCTCCATCGACGTGTTCCCGTCGCTGGCGGCGATGGCGGTCAGCGGCGCGGCGATCCCGATCTGGCTGAGCGGCGGGCAGGCGATCGACGCGCCACCGATGACGATCCTCGGCCGCCCGGTCATCTTCAGCGAGAAGGTCCCCGGGCTGGCCTCCGCGAACGCCCTGTCCTTCGTCGATTTCGGGTTCTACCTGGTCGGCGACCGGCAGGTCATGAGCGCCATGTCCTCGCCGCACTTCAAGTTCCAGAACGATCAGACCGCCTACCGGATCATCGAGCGGGTCGACGGCCGGCCGTGGCTGAACTCGGCGGTCACCCCCAAGAACTCGACCGCGACACTGAGCCCGTTCGTCGGCTGCAGCGCCTGAGAGAGGACGTGACATGGAGGGCTTGGGCCGGGTCCACAACTTCGTCAACAGCTCGATCGCCGCGGCGCGGCGCGTCTACGTCGGCGATGCGGGGTCGTTCTCGCTGCTGGTCGTCAACCCCGCGGCCAACCTCGTGACGGTCAGCCAGGCCACCGCGCAGTCGGGCGGCACGACCGCGGCGCTGAACTTCACCAAGCGCTACGCGCAGACGACGACGGGCGTGTGGGCCGCGACCACGGCCGCTGCTGGGAACACGTTCACGCCGGCCGGCACGGAGGACCTGGTCGTCATCGAGTTCAGCAACGCGAGCCTCGCCGACGGCATGAAATATGTGTTCGCGACGATCGCGACGGCCGGTGAGCTGGTCTGGGCGCTGCACGACCTCGTCGTGCAGCGGCACCCCGCGAGCCTCCGCGACGTGCTGGTCTGACGCGGGGACGGCGGGGTGCTGTGGGCCTGCAACCGGTGCGGCGCCGCCTACGCGGTGGGGTCGCCGTACTGCCCGCGGTGCACCTCGACCGACCACCGGCCCGAGGGCGAGGAGGACAACGTGCCGAAGATCAGCGTGGACGGCGGCCCGAGCGACGCCGCCGCCGAGACGCCGACGGTGACGGTGACGGAGGAAGGTGAGCAGTCATCTCCTGGCAGCAGCTCCTCGACGTCCAGCGGGAAGCCGTCGAGCTCGCCCGGGCCGAGCTCGACGGGCCACCACAAGCCTGCCCGAACGACGGGGAGCCGCTCCGGGAAGGCCCGGGGTCGGTCCTCTTCTGCCCGTTCGGATGCGGCTACGAGTGGCCCCGCGACGGGAGACTCTGACGCGTAGGGGCTGCGGGTAAGGAGCGGCCGTGTCGAACATCATCACCGACGTCACCAAGAACGCCATGCTCGACTCCGCCGTGGCCGGTGCGCCCGGCACTGCGCTATTCCTGGGGCTGCACACTGCCGTTGGGGCGGCTGGGGCGGAGGTGGCTGGCGGGTCGCCCGCCTACGCCCGTAAGGCGATCACCTGGAACGCGGCCGCGGCTGGGGTCAAGGACATCGCCGCCGCGGTGACGTTCGACGTGCCCGCCGGTACCACGGTGCGCGCGGTGCAGCTCTGGAGCGCCTCCAGTGCCGGCACATCAAGGGCGTGGCTGCCGGCCGGCTCGAGCGCGCGGCGGGCGATTACCGTCGCCGACGCGACCGACGTGACCAACAACGACATCTGGTCGCCCGGGCACGGCCTGGCGGCGGGGAACTCGGTGTGCTTCTGGCCCACGATCGGCGCGGGCCTGCCGGCCGGCCTGTCGGAGGACACCGAGTACTTCGTCATCGCGACCGGGCTGACGACCGACTCGTTCCGGGTGTCGACCACCCTGGGCGGCTCCGCGGTCGACATCACCGCGATCGGGGACGGGGACGTGCAGAAGTTCACTCCCGAGGTGTTCGCCGGCCAAGGAACCTACCAAGTTTCGGCGTACCCGATCAGCCTGCCCGGCTAGCGGAAAGGACAGACAATGGACCCTCGAGGCGCCGTGCAGTTGCATCGGCCGCTCACCGCCCAGGAGCTGCGCCCAGGGCTGCTCGTGTCGGCGGTCGCCGACGACGAGCTCGGCGATGGGCGGTTGCGGTACCGAACCCAGAAGCTGATCGGCTACGACCGGCGCGGCCAGCCGATCTACAGCATCAAGGGGTCGAGCCGGCAGAGCTGGCAGGAGTTGCTGGTCGCCGCGGAGGTCGACGGGACCGCGCTGAACACCTCGACGACCCCAACATCGATCATCCCGGCTGCGGCCCGGTTCACTCTGCCAGCGAACTTCATGGACATCGGGAAGACGCTGCGGGTCACCGCACAGGGGCGTGTCTCCACGTTCACGTCGGGCACGCTGACCCTCGACGTGCGGATGGGGCCGACCTCTAACATCGTCGTCTTCAACGGCGGCGCCATCGTCATGGTCGCCAGCGTGACCAACAAGACGTTCGAGCTGACCGCGTTGCTGACCTGCCGGACGATCGGCAACGGCGTGGTCGCGACCCTGATGGGGATCGGCCGGTTCGTCTCAGCAGCGGTCGGCACCGCCGACGCCGCAAACGCGAAAACGGTAATGCTGCCCGACAACACCCCCGCAGTCGGCACTGGGTTCGACTCAACCGTGGCGATGATCACCGACGTGTTCGCGACCTGGTCAGTGTCCAACGCGGCCAACTCGATCCAAGTTCACAACTACACGTTGGAATCGCTGAACTAGCCGGGAGGTAGGCGGGGCCCGTGCCGACCCTCACCCATCCCGGTAGCGGCCCGCCCGGTCTCGGTCGGTTCACCTCCCCCCGATCCACCGTCCTCCCGTTCGGATCAGTCGTCACCCCGGTCGGTGTGGACGGGCACACCGAGGCGGCCGCGCAGGGCACCGCCGTCGCCAGCGCGCTCCCCACCGGACTCGTCGACCTCGACTTGGTCCTCATCGAGGTGTCCCACGGGTCAGGTGGGCCGCCGGGGACGACGATCACCACCCCCACCGGGTGGAACCTGCTCTCCAACGTCGATGACGGCTCATCGAAGCTGCCGGTGTTCTGGCGGTTCTTCGTCGCCGGCGACGCGGCCCCATCGTTCACGCTTGGCACCTCCCGGTCGTGGGCGACCCGCTCGACCGCGTTCCGCAACGTCGACCCGGCGCACCCGTTCGGGCCGGGCGACAGCGACTACCGGCAGGTCGCGCAGGCGTCGGGTGGGACCTACACCTCGGCGACGATCACCCCCGGTGAGGATGGCGCGCTGCTGGTGACCTGCTGGGGTGGGAAGGTCGCCTCCGGGATCTTCCAGACGATCAGCACCGCGGCCGGGTGGCTGCCGACTGGGGCGATCAACCAGTCGAGCATCGCAGCGGTCGTCAACCAGTGGTGCCACTTCCAATATCGGCCGCTTGTTGTTATGGCGCCGATTAGTGAGACCGTCACGATCACAAGCTCGGCGGTCGGCCACGGCCACATCATCGCGCTCCGCCCTGCCGGCCTGCCGGTCCCGGCGGCCCGGTTCGGCAGCGTCGGGACCGCGCTGCATCCCGGCCCTGGCCCGTCGCGGTCCGCGCGGTTCTGGCAGCTGTCCCGCTCGACCGAGATCCCGACCGTCGGCGGCGAGTCCCATGCGGGTGCGGCAACTGGTGAGCAGCGAGTCACGGGAACAAGCAGCGGCGCGAAGCAGGCCACCGGGGCCGCCCAGGGCGCCTCCCGCGTATCCGGCAGCACCACCGGCGCCAAAGGTGTCGCAGGGGCCACCCTCGGGGCGGCGCGGACCGCTGGGCTGGCCACTGTCCGCAAGCAGGCCCTCGGCGGGGCAACCGATGGGCAACGGACCGCCGGGATCATCGGCGACCGCAAGCAGGCGGTGGGTGCGACCGCGGGGGAGCAGCGCACCGCCGGGTTCGCCACCACGACCCCACCGCCACCATCCGCCGGTACCGTCGGGCAGCAGCGGACCGCCGGCATGACCACGGCCCGCAAGGGCGCCATCGGGTCGGCCAGCGGCCAGACCCGCCACGTCGGAGGAACCAGCGGGATCCATCGTGGGCTCGGCACGACCAGCGGCCAGCAACGCATCACCGGCACCGTGGCGGCGACCAGTTCGAACCTGGTGGCCAACGTGTTCAGCCAGCTCTACGACCAGCACGGCGGGGCCGTGACCTACGACGCCGACACGGTGCCAGGCCAGACGGCGACCGGCCCTGCCGAGGGCGGCGCGATCGAATACCATTCCCCGCAGATCCCAGGCGGCATCACCTAACTGAATACCTCGCATCCCGGGCGGAAGCCCTAGGACAGAAAGCGAGTCAAGGGATGGGCACAGCAGACTACCCGCGGCTGCGGGCGAAGGTCGGCGACCGGATCACGCTGACCACGGTTCAGAACCAGACCGTCACCGGCGAGCTCGTCGAGCTGGACGAGGCCGAGGACGGTGGCGTCCGGGCCCTGGCCATCTCTGACGACCCGGCCCGCGACGACCCGGTGTGGGTCCGCGGGGACCTGGTCGCGCTGTGGCGGCTCGGCGCCCCCGTCGTCCGGGCGGAGGCCATCGGGTCCAACGGCCTCCAGCCGGTGCCGGTCTCCCCGGAGATGCTCCGACGCCTCCGGCAGCAGTAGGGGAACCCGGTGGCGAGAATCTGGTACGCCTCGCGCGAACAGGTCAAGGCCGCGTTGGACGTTGCGGAGACTGCCCGCAACAACGCCCAAGTGGACCGCGCGATCGGCTCGGGAGCCGAGGCCATCGACGCGCTCACCCACCGCCGCTTCTACCCGTGGACCGGGACCCGCTACTTCCCCTGGCCCAATGACCAGCGCGCCCGCCCGTGGCGGCTGTGGCTGGACGCCGACGAGCTGATCAGCGTCACCGCCCTCGTCGCCGGCGGCGTCACCATCCCCCCCACCGACTACTTCCTCGAGCCCGCCAACTCGGGGCCGCCCTACACCCACGTCGAGATCGACCTCGCGTCGAGCTCGGCGTTCGCGCCGGGCGCCACCTACCAGCGCGCCATCGCCATCACCGGCGTCTACGGGCACTCCGCCGATGAGGAGCCGGTCGGGACGCTCACCACCAGCCTCGCCGCCAGCCAGTCGGCGACCGCCACGGCGACCTGGACGACCGCCCGGATCGGCGTCGGTGACATCCTCCGCATCGACAGCGAACGGGTCGTCGTCACCGCCAAGACGATGGTCGACTCCGCGCAGAACACCGGCAACGCGCTGGCCGCCTCCGCGGGCGACGTCATGGTGCAGGTCACCGACGGCACGGCGTTCGCGGTCGAACAAGTCCTGCTGGTCGGCAGCGAACGGATGCTCGTCGTGGACGTCGCCGGCAACAACCTGACCGTCGAGCGCGCCTGGGACGGGACCGTCCTGGCCGCCCACGGCTCCGGCGCCGACATCTTCGCGCTGACCGGGGTGGAACTGGACCGCGGGCAGCTCGGCACCACCCTCGCCGCCCACAGTAATGGTGCTGCGGTCTCCCGGCACCTGGTCCCGTCCCTGGTCCGCGACCTCAACGTTGCCGAGGCGATCAACCAGCTCCAGCAGGAGACCAGTGGCTACGCGCGGGTCATCGGGGAGGGCGACAACGCGCGGGAGGGGACCGGCCGGAGCCTGTTCGACCTGCGCCGCGACGTGGTTGCCGCCTACGGCCGCAAGGTCAGAACGCGGGCGGTCTGATGGTCACCCGCATCAAGGCGGAGCTGACCCTGGACGAGCACGGCGCGTTCCTGGAGGGCCGTGGCGGGCCGGTCGTCCGGCAGTTCTTCGAGGACGCCAAGCAGCTCGTCGGCAAGGCCGGCGAGGACCGGGTCAAAGAACGGGTCGCGCGGCGGGCCAAGCACCCGACCGGCGCGTACGCGGGCGCGGTCAAGACCTTCGACTTCAAGAAGGGCCGCACCATCCAGGCGGAGTACCCGCAGGTCCTCTACGGGCCGTGGCTGGAGGGCGTCTCGACGCGGAACGTCTCCACCAGGTTCCGAGGCTACCGGATGTACCGGCTGACCCGCACGTGGCTGCGCCGCAACTACATGACCCTCATCCAGGACCTACTCACCAGGGCAGTCGCCGAGCTCAACAGCGGCGGCCGGTCATGAGCCTCGGCACCGCCGCGATCCTCGCCGCGGTCATCAGCCACGCGAAGGCGTCCGGGAAGTTCGAGCGGGTCCTCACCCACGAGCCGAAGAGCGCGCCCGGCAATGGCCTCAGCGTCGCGGTGTGGGTGCAGAGCCTCCGGCCCGCCAGCGGGTCCGGGCTGGCCACCACGAGCGCCCGGCTGGAGCTGTCGGTCCGGGTGTACACCAACATGCTCGCCGACCCGCAGGACGCGATCGACACGCACCTCCTGGACGCCGTCGATGTGCTCATGGCCGCCTACACGGGCGACTTCCAGCTCGGCGGGCTCATCCGCAACGTGGACCTGCTCGGCGAGCACGGCGACCCGCTCGCCGCCAATGCCGGGTACCTCGAGCAGGATAAGCGGCTCTACAGAGTCATGGTCATCACTTTGCCCCTGATTTGTAACGACTTGTGGTCACAGAGTCCCTAGGAGCCGTCATGCCGTACGTTCGGACCCCGGAGCACAACGCGAAGATCAGCGCGGCGCTGCTTGGTCGTCGCCAGACCCCCGAGCACGCTAGGAAGAATGGCGCGGCGCACGTCAAGCACGGCATGTACGGCACTCGGACGTACATCGCCTGGAAGGGCATGAAGCAGCGCTGCTTCGATCTGAACCAGCGCGCCTACGCCTACTACGGCGGCCGAGGCATCACCATCTGTGAGCGCTGGCTCGACTTCGCGAACTTCCTGGCCGACATGGGCGAGGCGCCATCTGGCCTGACGCTGGACCGCATCGACAATGAGGGCAATTACGAGCCTGAGAACTGCCGCTGGGCTACCCGCTCGGAGCAACAGCGCAACCGTCGGTCCTGGGCTGCCGAAGGTGGCCGCCGCTGGAAGCAGCGAAGGGCGGCGGTGTAAGTGCCGAAGCAGTCGGGGCTTGGGGATCAGCTTTACTGCGGTGGCTACGACCTGTCCGGCGACATCGGCGCGATCGGGAGCGTCGCCGGCGGGAACGCCCCCCTGGACGTCACCGCGATCGACAAGAGCGGCTACGAACGGCTCGGCGGGAAGCGCGACGGGGGCCTCGAGTTCACCGCGTTCTTCAATCCCGACGCCGCGCAGGCGCACGTGGCCCTGTCACCGTTGCCGACCGCTGACGTCATCGTCGCCTACTTCCGCGGCACGACGCTCGGCAACGCCGCGGCGTGCCTGGTCGGCAAGCAGATCGGCTACGACGCGACCCGCAACGAAGACGGCTCGCTCACGTTCAAAGTGGCCGCGCAGGCGAACGGATTCGGCCTCGAGTGGGGCACGCAGCTCACCGCCGGGAAGCGGACCGAGTCCGTGGCCACCAACGGCGCCGGCGTGGACCTCGCGGCGTCCACCGCCTTCGGGTTGCAGGCGTACCTCCAGGTCTTCGCCATCGCGAGCGGCTCGGCGACGATCAAGCTCCAGCACTCCAACGACAACGGCGGCGGCGACCCCTACGCCGACGTCGCCAACGGCGCGTTCGCGGCCGTCGCGGCGGCGCCGGGGAGCCAGCGGATCGCCAACACGACCAACCCCGTCAAGCAGTGGGTCCGCTGCGTCACGACCGGGGTGTTCTCCGGCCTGACCTTCGCAGTCGTGGTGGCCAAGAACCCCGTCGCGACGTTCTGATGGAGCCGTTCCGGGTCGAGCCGCAGCTCCCGGTGGGGGCCGTCAAGACCTACTCGGCGCTGGCGCCGCTGGCGACGCACTGGCGGCCCGCGACGTGCGAGGAGGTCGGCTGCCCCAACTGGCGGGACGGGTGGAAGACCGTCGTCAACGAGAGCACGGAGCTGGGCGCCGCGCAGGCCCGCTACATCCGCTCCGCCAGCGGCCGGCGGTTCACCGAGCACCGCGAGGGCACCGCCGCGGTGTTCGTGTTCGAGGCGGGCCAGCGCTGCTTCGCCGCCCACCAGGTCCCCCTGGAGCGCGACCCGCTGCTGGTCGTGCGGATGGGGGACTGGCGCGGCTACGGCCCGGCGCGGGTCCACCAGCGGCCGGAGGACTGGGTGGAGGACATGCAGGCGTCCCTGGACAACGTCAGGGACAGGCAGGAAAGGGGATAGCTGTGCCGAAGCAGTCAGGGCTCGCGTGGACCACGCTCAGCGTCGACGACGCCGGCGGGGTCGCGCGGGACATCAGAAACGACATCACCAGCTTCGATTTCGCCACCCCCCGGGACGTGCAGGAGGTCACCGGCGTCGACAAGTCCGCGATGGAACGGCTGCTGCTGCTGGCGGACTTCTCCGTCAACCTGAGCGGCGTCTTCAACCCGGACGTCAACCTCAGCCACGACGTCTTCAAGACCGTGCCCAGCTCGAGCGTGCAGCGCACCACGACGCTCACCATCGGCGGGAAGACGCTCGCGCCGGAAGTGCTCTACACCGACTACGCGATCAACCGCGGGGAAAAGGGCGAGCTGACCTGGAAGGCGCCAGGCGTGCTCGGCAACGGCACCGTCCCCACCTGGGCGTGAGAGGAGAAGGGCATGCGGCACTACCAGGAAGGGGTCGACCGGTGGCGGGGACGGTCGCGGCCGGTGCGGCGGCACCCGCAGCGCCGCGCGTGGCTCGCCATCGCCATCTGCCTCGCGGTTCTCGCCGCCGTGGGTGCGCTCGTCTTCTGGTCCGTGGTCTTCCCAGCGGTCACGCCGGGTTACTGATATGGGCTACGTCCGCCAAAGGAAGGTCTACCGGCTCCGGTTCGGAGATGAGGAAATGCAGGGCCTCGTCGTCCGGGCCCAGTCGGTGCCGCTCGGTGTCTTCCTGGAGCTGATCGAGCTCAAGGAGGTCGATACCAAGAACATCACAGCAGAGGACGCCGCGAAGGTTGACCGGCTGTTCACCGGTTTCGCAGACGCGCTGGTGAGCTGGAACCTGGAGAACGAGGACGGCTCCCCGGTCCCAGCGACTGCCGACGGCCTCAAAAGCCAGGACATCGACTTCGTCATGCAGATCGTCTCGGCCTGGATCGCGGCGCTGTCGCAGGTACCGGATTTTTTAGTGAACAAATCATCAGATGGCGGGAAGTCCCTGGAGCAGTCGATCCCAATGGAAACGTCGTCGCCGAGCCCGATGAACTGAGCTACACACGCTGGCTGCTCGGCTCCTGCGAACGGTTCGGCTGCCTGCCGAGCGAGCTGCTCGGCGAGGACGTGGAGCTGCTCAAGCTCCAGCGGATCGAGGCGATGGGAAGGCCGAAGGAGGTGAATGAGCAGTTTGGCCAATGAGGTAGAAAT